ACATCATATCCCGGATATAATGGCAGTCTTGCCAACTTGAATGTAGTCAGGTAAATCGTGTCAATGGCCGAGCCAGCAGCTGCCACGAGTCTTTTATAGAGACTCTGGCGGCGCATAAGTTGACGAAGAGATACGATTGACTCACCAAAATATACTAAATTTATATTTGGATCCGCACTTGATGGTTTAACACCCATATTGTGCATAGTGTTATCAATATCCATACGAGAATCATAGGATTGAACTGAATAAGGAGAATATGACGTGTCAATTTCCTTAGGAGCAGCAAATTCAAGATTGTCAGCACCTTTGACAAACACCAACATACGAATGTCAGCAGAAGTTATCGGTGAGGTTTGACGATTTAAAACCCGTACAGTTATCACACCATTGAAGTAAGTTCCGTTTGTTGTAGAGGTAGATGCAGCAGCAAAATGCTTACTTTTTCCCGGCAATATCCGTAAATATGCCAGAGCTTGTGTGTACGGTACACGAAACTCTACATCTGTCTCGTCGGTAATATCGACAATTTTTGTGTATGTTTCAGTGGTATAATCTCCAGCTGTGCCAATATCTCCATGCGGATCCCAATTGATTCGAACTCTCCCACGGTGATATTTTGAGCAAATAAACTTAAACCGGAAAATAATATCTCCTCGCCAATATTCAAACATATCAGAAACATGTGACATAGGTGTATTCCACAAGATAGAAGTGGGTCCAACCGCATCAGTGGTGTATAATGCAGGAGACACTTTAGCATAAAAGAGACCAGTATTGAGAGTATCAGCACTTGTCCATGTGTTCTCGAATAACCATGCCTCACGAGCACAGAAATTACTAATGATAAGTTCATCCTGTGGTGTAGATCCGGCTATTGACGGGTCAATAGACAATTCGTTCTTCGCATCGAGTGTAAGCTTATCAATTGGCATGCCAATATCAGTAGAGGCCAAGTTTGGAAAAGGTGCTGGTTGAAATTGATGAATATCATCAATAACCGGCGTATTTGTATATCCAAACAAAGACGCAATTTTTGATACGGCTTCAGCAGCGTGTGATGTAGCAGTGGCAAACGGCCCAATGACAGGCACACTGCTAAGCATCGAAGTTGCTCTCGCTATAGCTGAAGCTGGCTTTGAAACAACACCATCATCCTGATATTCATCCCTCGCTTGAACAGCTAAAGCTACTGTGGGTCCTGCTACCTCAATATCTTCTGCCCAAGCATAGACGACAATTTCAATATCTCCAGTGGCACCATTGGCGTTAGCTAAGCTACCAAAAGATTGAAAACTCAATGTACCCATATTTGTTAGATCAACGGCGGACGTAGCATCCAACCAATTCTTATAATAGAGAAACGGTAAAACCATTTCACCACCCTGAGAATCTTGTGGATAAATCCAAATATGAGGTCTTTGAGTATACGCTGTTCTTTCTTGACCGCCTGTGCCAGTTGGTGTAAAACCAGGCGCGAAATTAGTAAGTGGTTGATAAGAGGCTAAAGTACAACCATAGAAAAATGGCGAAGCATTAACCACAAACTTAAGATGTAAATTACATCTGACCAAATAGTAGTTATCCAACTTGCGTCTTATAGGCGCATGGTTGAAATACAAATGCCATGGATCGAAATTATCAACAAGCTGATCCAATGTAGAACCAACAGCCCATGTCTGAGTAGCAATTTGAACCGGTCTCTTTAGAAAATTTCCAAGAGTGACATTTTGGCTCTGATCAACTTGGACTCTTGATAAGTCATTTGGTATGGTCAATATGGGATCCTGTTGGCCATCAAATCCTACATTTTCCTCCTGCATTGTGTTACCAGTTGATTCCGGCGTCATTTCTATAATGTCAGAACTCTGGACAACACAATTAGATAAATTGAAACAGTTAAGAATAGATGGTGGTTTTTCCTCTTTAGGAAGAGCCTCATATGATAATTGAGGACTCGATTGTTTGGGTTGAGTTTTAAGATCTCCATCTTTTAAGTGAGTTTTAGAACAAACCATGAGTAATATGTAATTATCCTGTGCCTTTATCACGCAAGGTGGGCTTATAATTATAGGCCCCAGCAATGTTGCTCATGCTACGCTGAAT